CGCCAGCGTGTTGCCGCCTGCCGTATAGCCGGTGCCGGAAACTTCGTTCGTGGTGCTATACGCAGTCGTCGAAGCGCCCAACGTCGCTGAACTGGTAAACAGCGCGATTTTAATTACATCAGTATCCAGATCATGGGTACCGCCCAGCAATTCTGACTTAAAAGAACTGCAAAGTGCCTGTGAGATTGCCATTTATGTCTCCTTGTTAAATGCGATTAACGGCCTGCGGGGCCAAAAACAGGGCCCGGTGACTCCGATTTTACTGGAATACGCACCATACCATCTCGATTCTCATCCCGACGGCGGCGACCCTGTTGTTCGATGCCCAAGCCTTGAATAGCCTGCTTGTACGCATTTTCATAGTACTGAAGCATCTCTAACGGCCCCTTTGTATAGCTGTACGCTTGAATCAAGCAGGCATACAGCAACGCCTCCGGAGCATTCGTACTTACCCACGTAGTAGTGTTCGTGGAAGAAAGTTGAGTAGGACGCGCGATATACCCAATTTCGACGGTATATGCTGCGTTCGGCGTAGGCGCCAGTTGGATGTTTCCGCTGTCCCATACGGCGTAGTACTTGGGTTCCCCGGTGTCCGTCGGGTCTGGCCAATATTCCCGCATGAACGACGGATCCCTAAATTCCAGCATCTTTTTGTCCCCGCTGATGTCAATCATCAAATAGCGATGGGCCAAAAGATCGGTAGGAGAAGAGATAAACTGCCCACTCGGGGACGTGGTCGCCGTGGCCGTAATCTTAAATACGTCCAGATCAATATCGCGCAGGATTCGGCTTTCCGCCATCGTGATGAACGTATCAATAATGGCGTTTGAGAAGACATTGCTGTCCACCTCAGTGTAATTGCGGATCGCCGTGACGAGATCGGAATAATTCATGTGGTTGTCACCGTAACAGTGCCCACATATCCCTTAGCCGCCAACGGGCGAGGAATCGGGGCAGGTTGCATTCCAACACTGGAAAAAGGAGCGTCTACACCACTGCCCAGCGAAACCAACATCGGCTCATGCCGATCGGGCCGCGGATCCTGCAGTGCAATGGCGTCTGCGGTGTAGTGCAGTGGGTAAAGCTGGGGTTCTTTAGGCTCATAGTCCCGAGAACAGACCATGAGCCCCTTCCAATTCTTCTTCAAATCGGTCAGGCGGTACCGCTGCCCACAAATGTCGCAGAGGCCGTAAGCGTACTTACCAGCCGCGAAAGCCATGATCAGTACCCTATATCAGGCAAGAATCGGGAACTTGCCGTGTCCCGATCTTCCATTGACGCCCTCAAAAAGTCCTCTTCATAAACCTGCTTCAAAAGCTGGATACGATCTGGAGCGTATTTGAGAGCCAGTTGGTACGCCAGTCCTGACACGATACAAGGCAGGAACCGGAAATTCACATCCGAGGTATTGGTGTAGGCCCCTGCATCCTGAATCCGGCGGATCTTATAGAAAACCAGCGTATAGCTGGTGTCCGCAGCCGGGTAAACCGATACCGTAGGTGTATTCGCGCGTTCTACATAGAACTGGCTGGGGCGTCCCTGCGTGTTCTTGTTCGGCAACGCCAAATACTCGGCACGGCCAATCCGGTCAATACGAACATCCTGCTGAGAAGCGCCTGTACCAGTGCGGATTACCGCAGACAAAACATTGACGGTATCAGAGTCCAGATTGTAGGTAGCCGTACCGGCGACCAGAGAGATTGTATCTTGCTCAATGGTCCAAAGATTCAAACCACGATTGGCCCAGTCCAGAAACAACAGATTCAACGAACGACGCGCAGAGGCCATTTGGTACCCTGCGGTCATGCGCATACCGCACCGCTCGAAGGCCTCTTCTACAAGGTCGTCGATCGACAGGTCGAATGCTGTTGTTCCTGAAGTAGCCATGCCTTACTTCTTGCAGCCCTTTTTGGCCATGCCGCCCTTGCGGTACTTACTTACACAACCGCCTTTTTTCATGAAAACAGGACCAGTGGTCTGCTTCTTAGGCTTGCCCATATTGAAGTTGCCGCCACGCTTTGCGGCTCCCATTCCACGTGCTTTCATATCAGCTCCTTACGCGTAAAACACGGTCGCAGCCGTGACATTGGTCATAGTGACATGTACTTTGTCTTTAGCGAGGACGCCTGCGCTAGGGATCTCAAAGTAGTTGTTGTAGATGTCATTCGCCGCAAGGGTAAATGTCATCAGCCACTCGCCCCCGTCTTTCACAAAACGGCAGTCTGCGCCCGCAGTGATGGTAAACGAGTTAATACACGCGATTGTGAACACATTAGCATCCGTAACCGTTACCGCAGTATTACCACACGTAGCGGTACCGCCAGTACCGGCACTATACGCAATGCCGATCACGTCACCTGTAGACAGGCCATGACCACTACTGGTTACTGTGATGGTAGTACCCGACTGGCCGTAAGTGCCTGCGGTCGGGGCTACGCTTGTAGCAAAAAAGTCGATCTGCCCAGCGCTTGCTGAACCCTTGACGGCAACCCCTTTGATACGCGAACGATCAAGTGGAATCAGGAACCCCGTCTGATTCAGGTACGCCGACTTGACGTCGGATATGGCACCCATGTCAGTCTCCTATTAAGACAGATTATTGTTCTGAATATAAAGAACCGTAGCCTGTCCTACACCAGCAGTACCGTCTTCGTCAGTTGCGCTAAAAGTAGCAATTACGTCTACATCAGAAGTGCCAACATCAGCAGATGCTGAGGTCATAGTTCCGCTAAAAGTAGTACCAGCCGATTGCACTGAAGTAGCTGCTAGAAAGGCGTCTGCATCAGAGGACGTGCCGATAGAAACGGTAGAAGCAGTGCCATCATCGTTAGCAGTGGTGCAAGTCAACACAACCGAAACGATCTGAGAATTAGCCGGTACGGTACCGATGGTGGTGGTTTGAGCGTCAGCGCCAGTCATGGTAACAATGGCTGATTGAGCCATAAGAGCGTAACCAACATTGGCGGAAGAACCTTCACGAACGGTGCCAGCCTTGACCGGACCAGAAAAAACAGTAGTGCCCATCAGAGTATCTCCGTGTTGCAGCACTAACCGCGTCATCTCTGCAAAGTCCGCTGGGTCGGTTGACGCGGCTGGATGTCCCAGAACCTGGGGGGAGTATAGACTACTAATAGTAGTAAGTAAACATAAAAAAAGCCCCTCCGAAGAGGGGCTTCCATCAAGCGTAAGTGCTTGATTTTATTGCGATTACGCTCCTTCGGAACCGTAGATCGCTCGCCAATCGCTCCAGCCGAAGCTGTAACGTTCACGCGCTTTGTAGCGGACGTTACCAGTCTCGAAGTCGCCTTCCATACCGGTCTTCATAGCTGCACGCTGGAAGTGCTTCAGGCCGTTCGGGGCATCGGTCTTGATGAACCATGCATCGGTGTCGGTCAAGTAATTGTTAATTACATAACCTTCCGGCAGCATGCCACGGGAACGAATCGCATTGATGTCGTTGTCTGCGGTAGCAGTACGGAGGTTTGAAGCCATCAGACGTTCAGCAACAAAGCCGAGGTTTGACGGGATGATAAGCTTACGACCCTGAACGTTGACCTTCAGACCACGCTCATCTACGAAGTTGCCGATCGCAATCAGCGCAGCTTCCAGTGAGGTTTCATTCAGGTCAGCGGAAGTAGACGGCTCGTTAGCAACGGTACCACCAGAAGTAGTCGGGTGTGCAGTGTGGAGCAGAGCAACGCCGTCGCCACCAGTGTAGCTAGAGGAGAAGCCGTTGTTCAGTACGTTTGCACCCTTAACCTGCTTGGTGTAGTTCATGGAACGAGCCAAAGCCTTGGTGTAACGTGAAGACAGCTTGTCGTAGAGGTTATCTTCGATCGCTTCTTCAGTCAGTGAGAAGGCCAGAGCTACAGTTTCATGGCTGTAGCGAGCAGTCCAGACTTCAGCGGCGGAGTCATAAGTGACGCCAGCGCCTTCGCCCTTGGTCGGAGCCTGACCGAAGCCAGACAGCATTACCTCTTCTTCGAACGCACGATCAGAATTTTCGCTGTCGAAGATTTCGGTGTGCTGCTGCTCATAACGGCTGTATTCGAGACCGAACAAGGCATTCAGTCCCGGCTCCAGCTCTTTAACGAGTTGTGCGCGATTAATAGCCATGAGTTAGTCTCCTTATACGCCAGAGCCAACCGGAGCTTCCGCGTACTCATGTTCTACGATCTGCACGTAAACGCGAGCGTAGTCAGAGGCCGGGTCGTTATCCGGGGTGTCAACAAAATCCAGAATACGCAGCTGCGCAGTGCTGGTGCCAGTGGTGCTGCTAACCTGCTGCTTAGAACGACCAGTAGTGGTGCTGCCAGAGTTAGCATCGTCCATATCAGCCAGCTGACCGATATCAGCGATACCGGAAGCGCCTTCCATCTGTGCTGCATAAACGATCGACGGATCGTCATATACATACGCAGTTGCGTAGGAACCGTTTACTGACTGAGATGCAGGCCAGTACTTACTGAAAGTAATCTCACCAGTATCTTTGGTGAAAGAACAACCAGCAAAAACACCAATTACGGAGTCGCCTTCGCCAGCAACTTCGATGGTGCCTGCAGCTACAAGCTTAACGAGATCGCCGTTGAAGATTGCGGTAGCGTAATCATCAGCAATGCGATACTCCTTGGAACGAATAGTACCGCCGGTCAAGTGATATGCCGGGGTAAATCCGTTAGGGGCGTTTGTATTAGCCATAGCTAATGTCTCCTAATGAAGATTCACAATTAAGAATCCTCAGCACCTTTACGATTCAGAGGATTCCCGAACGTCGTCTGCGATTGACGATTCGGTTTAGAAATCGGCATCGCAGCATTGCTTTCCCTCATGAGATCGTTGTCAACGGACGCCATCATATTTTCCGCTTGTTCACGGTAATACTGATTGCGCTCATCTGCAATCTCTTCAGGAATTTTAGCGAGGATTAACCCACCTACGCCAATGGTTCCTGCATGTTTACCTTCTTCAATGGTTGGTGCCATAAAGTCAGGATGGTCTTCAGCGCGTACAGGCTCATAACCTTCACGCATACGCTTAGACATATTGACCTTATCGTCCACACCACCAGTTGCTTCACGCAACCAACGATATTTGTAGCCCGGAGGTGCCTCCGGAGCATCCAACATTGAAGGTGGAGTCCATGACTTTTTGCGCGTTGTCTTTTCGCGGGTATTTGCGGCTCTACTTGTCCGATCGATTGGCATTTGGAATTACTCCTTACTGCTTGACGTACTTAGCGTACTCTTCAAGAGGCACCCCTAACCGATTTGCAATAGCGATTTGGCTGGGTGAAAGTTTTACTTTGCGTGCGCTTTGTTTCGCACCACTACGAGTAGCGGATGCAACCGCCTGCACGGGGCGGTTTGAAGACTTAAACTTATGCGGGAACGCATCTCGCATACGCTTGTCCAGTTCAGCATAATACGAATCGCTTGAAGGGTCAACCCCTTCTCGCTCAACGAGGTTACGATGAATGCCAAAAGCGGCATAGGTCATCGCTTC